GCCCGGAGGATAGCCCGATCCCCTTGGTGCCTTCGCAGCGAACCTGACCAATCGCGGGCCTGCCCCGGTTCGTCGGCAAGTGCGCCGAGAAATACCGCACAATCTCCGTCCCGAACGTGGACGCATCGGCCATCCGGTCGGACTTGTAGGACCGGCTGAGTTCAACCAGCGTGGTATCTTCCGGCGCTGCGTATTGCTTGCCCTCTACCGACACATGAAACACCCATTCCCATGTGTCGGAGCCGTAGGTCTGCCGCAGGTGCCATGTCTGGGTCGCAATATCGTACACCATGCATTTCGCCGGTGTTCTCACCACGTAGAACTTGTGCGCTTCGGTCTCGATAGCTGAGCAAACGATGTCACTCGCCGCTGTCGCCTGAAGTACCCGGCTCACCCACGGGTCATTGGCGTTGATGATCTGCGGCGTGAGGCCGTTCAGCCGGTAGACCGCATAATCATCCCCGACGAAGAACAGCGTGTTGTCCAGCTTCACGATGCTGTCCCGGCACGCCGCGCCCCGGTCGATTTCCTGCCCGACAATCGGGCTGAACGGGTCGTCATTATCCCCGGTCTCGACCCATGGCTGGATCGTCTGCGTGCCGAACACCATCAGCGTGTTCGCAATCACCGCAAGCCCCACAATCCCGTCCGGCGCATACTCCGCCGGGTAATAGCTCAGCGTCGGCGTCGTGTTGAACTGGAGCGTGGTCGAGAACCCGAACCGGCTGCCATAGCTGGCAAGCAGCCTCTGCCCCATCGTCGCAATCGAGGTAAACGCGCTCACCCCGGCATCACTCAGCAACGTGGCCCAATCCGCGTCTGACAGCGCCGCGACACTGGCGCCGTCAGACTGGAAGAGGCTGCCATTCGCAAGGAATCCGGCCTGGACTTCCCCGAACACAGCCTTGACCCTATCCGTCCCGGTAACCGAGCCCGTCAGGGCGCTCCATGTCCCGGCACTCGGGTCATAGAGCCTCATCGTCGTCCCATCGGGCACAACGATTTCACCACTCGCAAATCCGTCCGCCTGGAACAGGCCGCGCACCGCTGTCGTCAGCACCGTTCCGTTATCAATCAGCCTTGACCCCGGCGTATTCACAAGCCGCGTCTGCCTCTGCGGGTCACCGCCGTTCGGCTCGATGTAATAGTTGATCAGGAACTTCCGCGCATCCCCGTAGCCGTCCGGCTCGAAATGCGAGGAAGCCATGGCTGCGTCGGCCATCAGCGCGGCTCCATCGCCTCACGCAGGGCCGCGTCTGCCTCTGCTGCGTTCGCGCAGTCCTTGCCGGTCAACTCCTTCGCCAGCTTGACCTTGGTCTTCCAGTGCATCGTCTCCCAGCCTTCAGGGACAAGGCCAGCGCCCACAGCGGGGAACGTGACTTCGATCTCCTCAACCGGCTCATAATCATCCGCCGGCGGATCTGCGACCGGCTCGGGCTCTGGCGCAGGCTCGGGCGTCTCCGCCACATCGACCCGCACAAAGCCTCCCAGCGCGCTCACCTTGCGGATCAGCGCCTCGTCATCGACTTCGACGGTCTTGCCATGCGGGAACGATGTGCCCCACACTTCGCGCACGTCTGCTGCGCCTTCATACCGGAATACGGCCATGGTCTTACCTCAGAAATAGAGTTGGGGAACGGGCTGGTGGTCCTGCTGCATGGCGATGACTTCGCGCATCTTCCTCATGCCGAGTTCGCGCATCGCCTCGCATTCCTGGAGCGTCATCTCGGGCACGAACTTCCGGCCGCAGTTGCCCGCCACCATCAGGGTCATGCCCCGCATCACCGCTTCCGGAATGTCCGTCACTTCCCAGTAGGCGATCCGGCGCTCGGCCAGTTCGGCCATCACCTCGTCAATCGCCTTGTCCACCACTGCGTCATCTTCGGTGGACGGGGTTTCAGTGCCAGACAGGACGTAGAGTTCCTGAAGGACACGGCTCACAAGATCAGCGCGGGCTGCCATCGGCGGTCTCCATTGATTTCATAATGTCCGAAAGGCTCAGGCTGTGCTCAACCATGCCCTCGTAATGGCTGAGCCGTATGTCCGGGTCGCACCAGCAGTCATAGCCGAGCTGGCTGGCCTGGTTGCAGAAGTAATAGTCCTCGCCAACGTCGAACCCGTCTGTGTCCACGTCGAACCAGAACCACTTGCGCATCGTCATATCGCCGTGCGCGCCATCTCTGGTCTTGTATTCCGGGGCAAGGCCCTCGTCTGCCATCCGGCGGAACACATCGCCCCGCACCAGCAGGAACCCCGTTCCGACACGCCGGGCCTTGATCAGCCCGTTATCTTCGCGGATCAGGTCGCCGTCGAACATGATGGCGCCGGGCTCGGCCCATTTGTGCGTCCGCTTCTGTGCAGCACCTGCCACAATGTCCTTGTCATGCGCGATCAGGCGGAACACGTCCTCCGCCCTGAACGCTATATCGTCATCGACCCAGAGCACCCAGTCGGCTCCAAAATCCATGGCGGCCTGCGTCAGCGCATTCCTGTTCTTGCACAGGACTGACGAGCCTTTGTTGTAGAGCCTGCGCATGGCAATGCCTCGCTTGAGGCACGCCACACGCAGGTCAGCAACCGCCTCGCCATGTTCGATATGCACCGTTCCCGTAAGGGACGGCGTGAGCACGGCGAGGCGGAGAGGTTCAGTCATTACTGGTCCGGCGGAATGAACTGCACGTAGACATGGCCGACACCCGCCGAGGCGGCCGTGCCGACCGAAGCCACCGCACAGGTGATGGTCGATTCGGACGCACTATAGAGGTCGTTCGAAGTCGCCAGCTCGTCCCAAACGATATTGCCGATGGTCGTCAGCGCAAGGTCGGTTGCGAACCCGTCGCCGTCGCCCGATGTGCCGATGTCGAGAACGTCAGACGTGCCCGAGTTCCATGCGGTCGAAACAACAACGCCGGCGCCGACAACAATCGCGCCCGCAGGCAACGTGCCCACGGTGATCGTGCCGGTGTCAAGGTAGTCGATGTCCTTGCGCAGGAAGTGCGTTTGTTGCGTATGATAGATCCGTGCCTGTGGCATGGTCAGTCTCCTTGTGTATCAGTATCAGGTGGTGGCGGCGAACAGGCCGGTGATCATGCCGTGGTCGATGCCGTTGTAACGCAGCTTCTCCACGCTCCAGAGGCTCTCGACGCCGACGCCCTTGATGAAGCCGTAGTCGTCTTCCTTGCGCTGGGTCGTCTTGGTCGTCTGGCCCCATGCAATCCCGAGCGCCTGAGCGCCCATGAAATACACCGGGTAGACAACTGCCGAGCTGTCGCCGATGGCGCCGTAGTTCCCGATTTCCGGGATTTCACGGTGTACAACGCCGTCCACGATCAGGTCGCCGTCCTGGAAGATCGGGTTCGATTCCACGTCACGCGGCCGGCCATCGAGGTTGATGGTCTGCAACGCTACTTTCAGGTCATTGAACGTGTTCGACCCGTGGAACGCGACGTAGAACTCCCGGCCGTGGTTACCCGTGCGGATCGGGCGGATCGTCGGCAGGTTGATGCTGTCACCCTTGGCAATCCGGAGACGGCGGCGGGCCATGCGCTTCAGCAGGTAGGAAGACGCGACCGTAAACTTGTCGTTGGTCGTGTCGATAGCGGCCGCGCCCGTGGCAAACGTGGCGTTGTAGTTCGCCTCTGCGTTCCCGAACAGGATACGGTAGCGGTTTGCAGCAGCCCACGTGTTCTTCTGCGCGGCGGTTGCCTCGGAGAAAAACACCTCTTTCGAGTGCGTGGCACTGTAGGAGCCGGATGCTTCGACAACCGACGAGAGCGAGTTGATCGTCTGGTCCCGCATGTCGTCCATGTCACGCACCTTGAGCATGTCACGGGAGGCATTCAGGAGGTCGATCACCGAGTTCTGTTCGGCGTCTTTCTTGATCGCAACGGCAAAACGGTGCCAGTACGGTTTCAGGTCGTAACCCGAGTTGCCCAGCTCCATCTCGTTGCCGGTCAGGGTGCCGTTGCCCACGTTGTCACCCGTCAGGGCTTCCACGAGGGGAATGGTGATAACCTGACCGCCCTGGATAAGCTGGCGCTTGACGACCATCGGGTTGTTCGGCCCCGTGCCCATGTAGGGCATGAAGCCGGATTCACGAACGTATTCCTTGTAGTAGTCGGTTTCCCACTTCTTCAGGATCAGTTCGGTGGCGGGTGTAGTGTAGGCCATAGCCTAAGTCCTTTCAGCGTTTCTTGAAAACGGCGTCGAAAGGGTCATCGTCCACGGTGTTGACTTCAGAGGTCCGGACCTTGCCCGTGCCGGCGAGAGACGGCGGCAGGTTAGGCTTGCCTTGCGGAGCGGGTTGGCCGCCTTGCCCCATGCGCTGCTGGATCAGGGCTTCAAGCCCGCCAGCCTCGTTGAGCATCCGCAATTGCTGTTCGCGGTTGTACCATTTGACCAGTTCGCCCATCGGGTGAGGATGGTTGAGCAGCGTGTAGCTG